AATGACACAGTGTTAGTTGATCGAGAATTAGCCGCTGAAACATCTATCATAGTAGATCTGGAACTAGAAGAACAAAATACACTGAAAATACAACACTATGGTAAACGCCAAGGTGAGAATCATATCTACGATACTGTGGTAGATCAACAAGGTAATATCACCCAAGACTGTAACTTCCGTATCACCAAACTAGGTTTTGATCGTATTTGGTTTAATCAGTTGGCCGCAGGTAGAGTGTTGTTCCAAAATACCAAAGGTTTTGACAATGTCAACATTGATAGTATCGTAGGTATCGATGGTGAATTCGTGTTAGAAATCCCTAGAGACTATCTCAGCTGGTTGACACTGTTAAAGTTCAAACAAGAAATAGCACCAATGGAAGAATACAGTAATTATACTTTGCTGTTCCACTATGAAAAAGAATTAGAAATAATACAAGAAATTAAAGATCTGATCAAATGAAAACCCTAGTATTATGTCCACCAGTTATCAGCGCAGAGCGTCCACCCAGTGGGGCGGCTATCGTTTGTGCTATCTGTAAAAGCCTTGGACATGATGTAACTGCCAATGATCTTAATATTAAGTTTGTGCGGTGGTGCAGAGCTACAGGCAAAGACTATGATCATTTTGATCGTATATTCCGTAAGATAGTCACACCCAGTGAAGTAGATACTATGATCATCGAGCAATGGTTACAACCTTATCTCGATGCTATCAAACAAGCTGAATATGATTATATAATGATCAGTGTGTTTACCTATGACAGTAGATTCTTTACTGAACTGTTGTGTAAAAAACTCAAAGAATTCTTCAAAGGCAAGATAGTAGTAGGTGGAATGGGTCTAGACAGTTTAAGTATCTTTGACAACAATGAAGTCAAGTTTGGTACACAGCTAAAGAAACAAGGACTAGTTGATACTATCATCACAGGCGAAGCTGAACGTTCTCTTACAGAATACTTACGTGGGCAGTCTGCTCCAGGTGTAGATGATTACGATTACGAACAGCTAGATAATCTAGACAACATGCCATTCCCAGACTACAGTTATTTTGATACTGATGACTATGATCATGTCAACGGAAAGAAAAGTTTCTTTATCACAGGCAGCCGTGGCTGTGTGCGTAAATGTACGTTCTGTGATGTAGAACGCTTTTGGCCCAAGTTCCGTTATAGATCAGGTGAAAATATCGCAAGAGAAATTATCGATAACTATGAACGTTTTGGTGTGACTAATTTTTACTTTACAGACAGTCTGGTGAATGGTAATCAAAAGAACTTCTTACAGATGTGTGAAATGTTGGCCAAATACCCATTCGCTGAAAAACTACATTGGGGTGGACAGTTTATATTCTTACCTAAGAAAGCCCTAAAAGATGAACACTTTGAAATGATCAGTAAAGCCGGGGGTTCAGACTTTTATGTGGGATTAGAAACAGGCAGTGATCGTGTGCGCAAGGAAATGGGTAAAAACTTTACCAATGAAGACACTGACTATCAATTGGAAATGTTTGAAAAGTATAATCTGCACGTCATGTTCTTGATGTTCACTGGTTATCTCAGCGAAACTATAGAAGATCATCAAGACACTGTTGACATGTTCAAACGTTGGCAACGTTATGTAGCTTCAGGCACTATCATCGGTGTCGATCTTGGCCTGCTATTGATCATATATCCAAACACACCTTTGAGTAGACTGATAGATCAACATGAGATGATGTTTGCTGAAGTACCAAACTATACTGGGCAATTGACTGGACTGTTTTGGAAATCAGACCTAAATAAGAATCTGGATATACGTGAACGCATACGTCGTAGGATCGAAATCAATGAAACTGCTATCAAATACAATTGGCCAGTTTGGCGTGGTCCAGGTAGGCTGACTGATATCAAAAACATGATAACCGAAACCAACTTACAATCCGGCTCATTAAGTTATAAGAAAATTATCGATATTAAACCCACAAAATCATCATCGGAGACCTTGACACTTGAGTGAATCTCGTGTACAATATAGTTATGATTGCCAATAAAACACAAGAAGCATTGATCATCTTACAGGAAGAATGTGCTGAAGTAATCCAAGCAGCCAGTAAGATCTATCGTTTCGGTATAGATAACGAACACAAATCCGGAAATACACAACGTGCTAATTTAGAAATGGAAATCGGTGACATGTTGGCCCTTGTAGATATTTTAGTAGACAACGGTGTTGTTGATCTAAATAACATTAATGCTGCCAATGCAGCTAAAAAAGAAAAACTAAAGAAATGGTCGGGATTATATGAAACTGAAAGTAAGTGAAATATTCTATTCAGCACAAGGTGAAGGACGCTTTGTAGGTGTTCCTAGTGTATTTTTAAGAACATTTGGCTGTAACTTTACCTGTGGTGGATTTGGCATGCCTAGAGGCACTTGTTCAACAGAACGTGATGCTGTCAAAGTTGAATTGTATAACAAATATGAAGACTTACCATTGGTTACGACAGGCTGTGACAGTTATGCGTCATGGGATCCCCGCTTTAAACATCTAAGTCCTACGCTTGAAACTAAAGAAGTAGTCGCTAAGATGTTGGCGCTAGTTCCTAGCAACAGCTGGACCATGCCTAATGGTAATGATACTCATTTAGTAATCACAGGTGGTGAGCCATTGCTAGGATGGCAACGTGCTTACAGTGAACTATTAAGTCACTCAGACATGTATAACCTAAAGAACATTACATTTGAAACTAATGGTACCCAAGAGTTACATGAAGACTTTGCCAAGTATTTGAAACTATGGAATCGTGCTGGTAGAGAAATTACATTTAGTGTAAGTGCTAAATTAAGTGCATCAGGTGAAGCATGGGCAGATGCTATCAAACCTGAGATCGTCAAAAGCTATGAAAAGATTGGTACAACATATCTTAAATTTGTAGTTGAGAAACCTAGTGATTTTGACGAAGTCGATCGAGCTGTGGCAGAATACCGCAAAGCCAAATTCAAAGGTGTTGTTTACATCATGCCAGTAGGTGGTGTAGTCAGTGTTTATGATGGCAATAAATTTAACGTAGCTGATGAAGCCATGGTGCGTGGCTATTATTACAGTCCAAGATTACATGTTGATCTATGGGGTAATAGTTGGGGTAAGTAGTGAATAGACTATTCACGTTTGGTTGTAGTTTTACCAGTTACAAGTGGCCGACCTGGGCTGATATAATCAGTAAAGAATTCGACAGTTTTGAAAACTGGGCACAACAAGGTTGTGGTAATCAGTTTATATTCAATTCTCTAATAGAATGTCTAGTTAAAAACGATCTAGGTCCGATGGACACAGTCGTTATCATGTGGACTAATATAGCACGTGAAGATAGATATGTCAAAGGTCATTGGTTAGGTGCAGGCAGTATCTATGCGCAGGATCGTTATAGCCAAGAGTTTGTGCGTGAATTCGCAGATGAACGTGGTTACTTAATACGCGATCTAGCAGTCATACATGCCGCTAAGAAACTGTTAGAGCACTATGGTGTTAAACATGATTTCTTAAGCCTAGTACCTATAACTAAAGTAGATGAAATAGAAGATATGGTCATCGATCGTGCGGATGAAATCATCACTGCCTACAAAGATACTTTAGAGTATATCAAGCCTAGCATATATGATCTAGTGTTTAACGGAGATTTTACCAGTAGACCGTTTCTTCCTAGAAAAGACTACGAGGCTGTACAGGAAAAGTATGAACAAGTAGCTGGCGAACATTGGCCATCGTTCGATGATTTTTTACTGAATGATTTTAGTGCTGTGCCTGATCAAGTGCGTGGAGAAATCATCGATGAAAATAAATGGGGCTGGCGTAAACTGTTAAGTAAATATAATCGCATAGACAATCATGCTACTCCAGGTGAGCATTTAGAATATGTAGACATAGTGTTACCCAAATTTAAGATCACCGCTGAAACTAGAGCCTGGATCGACGATATTGATCGAGATCTTAGACAAGGTAAAAATATAACATGGCAAACTAATAAACCCAATAGATGGTAAAAGGAAAAAGATGAGTTACTTATTTACAAGTGAAAGTGTTAGCGAAGGGCATCCAGATAAGGTAGCAGATGCTATCAGTGATGCAGTATTAGATCTGATGATGCGTGAAGAAAATCCCGCATATCGTTGTGCCTGTGAAACACTGGTAACCACCAATCAAGTCGTCCTAGCTGGTGAATACAAAGGCATTTACAATCACCTAGAAGTTGAAACGGCTGTGCGTCGTGTCATCCGTGATATTGGCTACGAGCAAGATGGATTCAATTGGTCTACTGTCAAGATCGACAACTACATGCATGGACAATCAGCAGACATCGCCCTAGGCACTGATACGTTTGGTGCGGGTGACCAAGGTCTGATGTTTGGTTACGCTATCAATGAAACACCGGATTTGATGCCAAGTGCTATCTACTACAGTCATAAGATTGTTAAAGAACTAACACTGCGCCGCAAGAATGGTGCTACTTGGTTAGGTCCTGATGCTAAGAGTCAAGTTACGATGGAATATAATGACGATGGCACAGTTAGTCGTATTGCCAAGATAGTCTGTTCAACACAACACTCAGCTGATATGGACATCAGTGAAGTTCGATTAGCTGTTGAAGCTTATATTAAAGATTTATTACCTGAGGAGTTAATCGATGATGCTACTGAGTTCCTTATTAATCCTACTGGTCGGTTTGTTATTGGTGGGCCTGATGGTGACACTGGTCTTACTGGGCGTAAGATTATTGTTGACACTTATGGTGGCTATAGTCCTCATGGCGGTGGTGCTTTTAGCGGCAAAGATCCTACTAAAGTTGATCGTAGTGCTGCTTATATGGCTAGGTATCTAGCTAAGAATATCGTAGCCAGTCGAGGTGCACATAAAGCCACTGTACAAATCAGTTATGCTATCGGTGTTAAAGAACCTACCAGTTTGTTTGTCAAGACTGATAAGGGTATTGAGTTTGATAATGCCATCACTGCATGGATACGAGAAAATGTTGACCTAACACCACAGGGCATCATAAATAGATTTGAGCTGTTCCGTCCGATATACAGCCAAACAACTAACTATGGACACTTTGGTAAGGCTGACTTACCATGGGAAAAGTTAGATTTATTTAAGGACTAATTATGTTAGATAAATTCAAAAAAATATTAAAACAAGAAAAACCAAAGGCTAAAGCTAAACCAAAGGTCAACGATAAGAAAAAACCCACAGTCGCTAAAACACCTAAAGCATCAGCTAAACCAAAACTTGATCCTAAAAATCCAAAGGATGCGGCTACACTGAAAAATGAGCCTTGGGTAACTGTATTAAGCATGGAGATCGATACAGCTAATCCCAGCCAAGGTGCTTTTGAATTAGATTGGAACGATATATTTGTTGCTCGTCTTATCAAAGCTGGTTATCAAGGCCGTACAGATCAAGACATAGTTGATAATTGGTTCCGTGCTGTGTGTTCAAATGTAGTCATGGAAAACTATGAACAAGAACAAGCAGATCCAAGTAATCGTGTAACACGCCGTGATCTAGGTAACGGCAGAACGGAAATAAGTTGATCCTCTATGTCAATGGTGATAGCCATACAGCGGGTGCTGAAGCTGTCAATCATCATTGTTTTGCGGAAGACGACGAACTATATCGTGGTCTAGGTCGCCAACCTCACCCTGACAATCTATATGTCAGCTATGCTACTCTGCTAGCTAATTCTCAAGGTGTGCTGTTAGACTGTGCTGCAGAAAGTGGGGCTAGCAATGAACGCATCTTACGCACTACCAAAGAATATCTCAGAGAAAAACAAAAACCACTAGGTATACTAATTGGGTGGTCCACTTGGGAACGAGTTGAATATCTCTATGAAGGCACTTACTATCAATTCAGTGCAGGTGGCGTAGGTCGTGATTGGCCACCAGCTGTGCAGGACTACTATAAACAGTGGGTACTAAACACTGATGTCAATAATAAAGCAGTCCATTGGCATAACCAAATATTTGATCTACATCTAGAACTACAGGATCAAAAGATTCCACACTTGTTTTTCAATACTTTTTCCGCTTTTAACCACGACACTATCGATCGTAGAGATTGGGCGAATTCATACATAGATCCATATAACCACGACGGAACATACTATTATTGGTTGAAATCCCAAGGATTTCAAACAGTTAATCCAAATAGCTATCATTTTGGTCCTGATGCTCATAGAGCTTGGGCTGAGTTTTTGGATCCTCACTTGACAAATATACTGAATGAAAGTATAATTGTTAAATGAGATATCTATTAGTAGACACAGCCAACACATTTTTCAGAGCAAGACATTCAGCACATCGTCAAAGCGACACTTGGGATAAGCTGGGTTTTGCTATCCACGTAACCCTAGCTTCAGTGAACAAAGCATTCCGTGATCAAAAGGCTGATCATGTGATATTCTGTTTAGAAGGACGTAGCTGGCGCAAGGACTTTTACGAGCCTTATAAAAAGAATCGCAGTGTTGCCCGTGCCGCATTGACAGAAAGTGAACAAGAAGAAGATCGACTATTCTGGGAAACTTTTGACACTCTAAAGACTTTTATAGCAGAAAAGACCAACTGCACAGTCTTACAACACCCAGAACTAGAAGCAGATGATTTGATAGCTGGCTGGATAGCCAGTCACCCAGATGATCATCATACTGTAGTAAGTAGCGATACTGACTTTTACCAATTACTAGACTACAATGTAGTACAATACAATGGTATCAGCGATGAGCTCCATACCTTACAGGGTATCTTTGACAAGAAAGGTAAACCTGTCATAGATAAAAAGACCAAAGAACCTAAGAAGATTCCAGATCCTAAGTTTATACTTTTTGAAAAGTGTATGCGTGGTGATCCTACAGACAATATATTTTCCGCATTTCCAGGCGTGCGCACCAAAGGTAGTAAGAACAAGGTTGGCTTAGAAGAAGCATTCGCTGACCGTATGACCAAAGGCTATAATTGGAACAATCTCATGCTACAGCGTTGGGTTGACCATAATGGCCTAGAACATCGTGTATTAGATGACTATGAACGCAATCGTACCTTAGTTGATCTGACAGCTCAACCAGATGACATAAAGGTTAAGATAGCAGAAACGATTGCCAATGCCCAAGTACCTAAAAACCAACCAATGGTTGGTGCACAGTTCTTAAAGTTTTGTGGCAAGTATGATCTCGTTAAACTCAGTGAAAATGCTAGCACCATGGCTGAATGGCTGACTGCTGGCTACCCAGAAAGGACCTAAAATGACCTACACACCTATGCAGGGAATGTGTACCAAATGTCGTGCCCCATTACAAAATAGATGGTATGGATTATGTAATGTCTGTATGATATCCGAGGCTATGGAAAGACAGAATTAATCAATGATAGCTGACAGTAATTTCCTAGCTCTTGATCTAGAGCTTAACCAACCTAGTGGTAAAATAATACAAGTTGGTGTTGCCATAGGTAACAAGAGCACACGCTTTGAAAACTATATAGTACGCAAATGGTTCATAGATCCACAAGAACCTATCAGCGAATTCATCAATGACCTAACAGGTATAACTGATGCAGACATACGTGCCGAAAGTTATAGCCATGAATATGTTGCCCGTGAGCTCAGTGAACTGATCAAAGAGCATAATACCTTCGTCAATCCAGTGACTTGGGGTGGAGGCGATAGTGTGGAATTATTGTCAGAATTCAGCAAAAACCATGCTGATTTTCCGCATTTTGGCCGTCGTTGGATCGATGTCAAGACCTGGTACACTTACTTGATGCTAACACGTGGTAAGGCACCCAGTGGAGGTTTGGCGTCAGCCATGGGTTATTTCAAACTGCATTTCAAAGGTAAAGCACATAGAGCGGATGTTGATGCGGCCAATACCCTAGCATTGTTTTTCAAACTGCTAGAACGGCAGGCCCAATTAGAAAGTATATTAGACAGTGCAAAAAATATTTGACATTTACCAAAAACCTAAATATAATATAGTATGACTAAAGAATTAGAAAAACTAGCAGAAAAAGCAGGATTACCTGTAACAGATAATCTCGAACATTTCTATCGTCTAGTTGGTGAACGTTGTGCTGACATTTGTGGTAGCCAAGGTGATCAGAAGAATATAAGACGTCATTTTGGTTTAGACTATTACAATGGTCCCACACACTATCAAGACACTCGACATCAAGAAACACAGTATGATTGGAGTAAACATTACATTGAGGAAAAGAAATAAATGGCACATATAATTGATAAAACTTTTGAATTCTGTTATGGACACAGAGTTTGGACACAGAAACTAAATGGTGAATATGCGGCAGACTTGAAGTGTGCTTGCCGTCACCTACATGGTCATGAAGGTAAGATGCAGGTATATCTAAAGAGCCAAGATGGTAATTTAGATGCTACTGGCATGGTAACTGACTTTAGACATCTCGAATGGTTAAAGCAATGGATCAATACTTATATTGATCATCAATTTATTATAGATAGGAATGACCCTTTATATGACAAAATTATTGGTGAACGTGAGCTTGTGCCTGTACTTGTTCCTAACACTGACTATGTTGCTGGTTGGCACCTTGACCTTTCTGGGCTTGATGTTAATACTCCAGAATATGAATACTATGAAGGATTCATGATTGTAGATTTTGTTCCAACTAGTGAAAACTTATCAGCTTGGATGGCTGAACTAGTTGATGTTAAGATGAAGAAACTTAACGTTACCGTGGATCACATTGATTGGTGGGAGACTCCTAAGAGTCGTAGCGTATATTATCGATGAACACAACTGTATTCATCTTACTAGCACTGTTTGGTATCAAGCATTTCATCGCTGATTTCTTGATGCAGTTTGATTATATGCTACGTGACAAAGGCACGTATCTTGCAGAAGGTGGCGTCCATCATGCGGCCACACATGCTTCATGGACATTCTTGATCTTAGTACCTTTTATACACAGTCCCAGCGATTTGATCGCACTTCCGCTGGCGGATTTTGTCTTACACTATCACATTGACTATTTTAAGCAACAACTTAATCGTGGGTTAACCACAGCAGATAGACAGTTTTGGGTTTGGTTAGGTTTAGATCAAGCTCTACACTATCTCACTTACATTGGAATCATATATTATGTCACTGCTAGCTAAAGCTGTCGTTAAAAATAAATGTTGGATAGTTGAACTTGATGGGCTCAAGATTGGTACTATCATGACCAATCCCGAAGGTGTGGTTTACTCTCATGAAAATAAACGTGAGCAGTTTGCCAGCTTGAAGTTATGCAGCGACAAGTATAACATCGTAGTAGACAAAGCACCACCTAAACGTATCATCACAGAAGCCAACAGCGTCTATGGTTTCCCATGTGAACATAAACCCAACAACATCTTATGGGATGTCAAACACAAGTTGCCTATCTATACCAAAGGCAGTAAAAGCAAGAGTTTCTTCTGCGCTGGCTACTACATCGTCAAATTCAACAATGGTTGGGTAAAAAGTTATTGCCCTAAATTAATCACACTTAATCGCTATCCCTATGCTGGTCCATATGACACGCTAGAGGAGATGCAAGAACGCCTAAGGATCGCAAATGGAGCACTATTTGGAACAACAATTAAGCCTGCATCTGAAGAAGTTTAATGATCGCGTCAAGGTAATGAATCAAACTAACTCTCGCGAGTTAAATTTGTCAGCTGCTGAAGCACGCCAACTTCAAGCAGATATATTTGATCTATTACTACAAATAGCTGAATTAACCAAGGTCAAAAAAGACGAGGTCGCAGACACCCAAATAACGGTTGACTTTGACGGTGGAAATTTCTAATTATATATGTAGTTAATGGCATAAATAATATGTAGGAATACATATATTATGTCAAGACCAAAACCAACAGTGCTATTAGAGCACGTCAACAAAACAACGTATAAAAGCGATCAGATTCTGAGCAGTGAGGGTATCTGGGCTGTATTTTACGATAATCAACCCATCAACCTAAAAACTCAGAATATCTTAGTTGCTTATCCTGGACCTAAATATAAAAAAGTATCATTTAGTAATCCCGGGCATGCTATCAATCTAGCCAAAAAGCTAAACACTTTATTTAAAACTGACAAGTTCTCAGTGGTGTTGCTTAAAGCTGGTGATCCGATTTATCCTTAGATCATGGCACGCACTGCTGATAGTTTACAGAACGTCTGGCAGAAAAAGTTCCAAGAGCATAAACTAAATCCATTTACGTCTGATGCTAAACTTGGAATACGCTACCAACGATTTGACAGTCCTGCTAGCTGGTGGTTCAATCCCACTAACCCAGACAGTCTACGTTTAACTAGGCCAGCATTTAATATGTTGTTACAAAATAAAGAAATACAGAACTGGAAATTTACCTGTACAGAAGCTATTCTGCCTCGTACCATGTTGCTGTTAGAAAAATATTTTAAGAGTCCTTATTACATACACAATGTCAAGGTCATACATGTGTTTGATGATCGTGAAGCTATGATGATAGCCTTACATGGCAATAACATTAAACAGTATATGGATAATCAAGCACAATGAGTCTAACATTAAAAGATCAAATAGTCAGACCTAAATTTGGGGTTGGTGCTCCGATCGGTGCGTTTGGCAATCACGTCAGATGGTTTATCTTATTGGATCAACAATTCGATCTAGAATTCCTAGTAGATGAAGAAAGTTATAATAATCTAAAAGGATCTAGCTGGCCTGGCTATGATGATTACTATGTGCAAAAATTTGACTGTGTCGAACAAGCTATCCAAGATGAAATAAAACAAAAATGCAATCTAGCGTTCGACACTTCAGAAAATAAACTAACGGTATTCAAAGAACGAATCTATCCGCCAACCAGGACCTGGCACAATTGGCTGTTATACGAATTCTTTTATAGATTAGCTTTAGATACTCTACTTGATTTTAAACATAACTATGAAGTTATCGTTGGCAAAGAAAAAGTAGTCTTGTGCAGGATCAATCCTGAATTGGCTTGGCGTTCTTATATAAAATTTAACAGTAATTTGAATGTGAAATCTAAAGAAATGTTCATGACCATGATCGCTGAGCTCACTTTACACAATGAAGAATTGTCCAGACAACACCCAGACAATATCATGATGCTAGACACTGACATACTGTTCAATCCCATACTAGATCGTGATTGGTACTCGAAATTGATCACCTGGTTTGGATTAAATGACAATTATGAAACTGCCCAAATCATACATGGTCTTTGGTATGAAGGACATAAACGCTCAGAACGCGAAATGGTGCAAGATTTACAAAAGATCTACGGTTTGTAACAATTTGTAAAAACGCTTGACTTTTGGTTATTTTGAGCGTATAATGCTTATAAATACTTGCATAAAGTATCCATTTAAGGAGTAATAAAATGAAAAAAATATTAGCAGGATTAGCATTAGTAGCATTATCAACTACAGCATTTGCCCATGATCATGGTGGATTCCGCGGTGGATATCGTGGTGGTTATCATGGTGGGTATGGCGGTGGTTGGGTCGCTCCAGCACTAATTGGCGGAGTGATTGGTTATGAACTAGCTCACCCATATTATTATGCTCCACCAGCAGTGACTTATGTTCAACCTCCAGTTACTTATATTCAACAAACTTCACCAGCTTGCCCATATGGACAAAATCCAGTGTATTTTAGCAATGGTGCATTTGCTGGTTGTAGATAATTAACAAAGGACAGCAATGAAAAAGTTATTATTAGCAGGTTTATTATTAGCAGGTGTGGCTCAGGCCCGACCGATTGACTATCGTGAAGAACCAGTTGGTCGCGATGAAGCATTCCAACATGGTGATTATGCTCGGGTCATTAAAATGGAACCTAACTATGTCACCGTACAACAGCAGGTATGCCAAGCAGGCTCAGTGACACAGAGCAATCAAGGTCGTGATACTGCGGTAGGTGCAGGAGTAGGTGCAGTAGCAGGTACTGCTATCGCTGGTCGTCATGACAAGTTACTAGGTGCTGTAGTTGGGGGCGTAGCAGGTGCTGTGATCGGCAGTGAAGTTGGCAAGGATTCGACTACTACGACTCCAACACAAGTATGCCACATAGAACAGCAAACAGTCGTCCAAGGTCAGATCGTGACATTCGAATATCATAATGTTAGATTCACCCATTTGTTTGGCCAAT